AATGGCTAGAGCGATTGATAAATCAATCTTAAGAGGTAGAGGCAACCTAACAGGTTTCACAGCAGCTCCAACTAATGCAATTGCTGTTGGAAGTGGTTATGCTTGTGTATTCAAAGGTATTACTAAACTTTTGGATGATGCAGGTCTTGAAACTGATACTGGTGCTGCGGCAACTAAAGCTGCGCCAGCACAAATCGCCTCTGCAAGAGAAACTATGGGCAAATACGGCCTACAACTTGGAGAACAGCTTGTTTATTTAACAACTATTGAGGGTTACAACGCATTAGTAACAAACTCAGATTTCCAAACTGTAGATAAATTTGGTCCTAACGCTACTTACCTAACTGGTTCTGTAGGCGCAATCTATGGTATTCCAATTATGATTACCGAGTTCTTAGATAACGCTGTTACAGGTGAATCAAACAATCACATCGGTGCTCTTGTTTATAAGCCAGGTTACATGATTGCTGAAAGAAGAGCAATGGAAGTAGAGAGTGAGTACGAGCCAAGACAACAAGTAACTGCACTTTACATGAGTACACGTTTTGATTTCAAAGCGTTAACAACTGTAGCTGATGCAGCTCTTAACACGTCTAACTATGCATATGGTTGCTTAGTACGTTCTGGTTAATATCTACTCTTATTAACTTATCTTAAAAGGAGGAGGCGGGTAACTGTCGTCCTCCTTTTTTATTTGGGGGTTCAATGGAACGGTTTGAAGAAAACTATGGAAGATATACCTATATAAATCTTCCACAAATTAAAGACTATCTAGGTATTAATAGTAATACAAAGGATGCATCGTTATCCAATGTAATTAACTATGCTACGGCTGCTATTGAGCATTATATTGGTCAAGAAGTGATTGCGAATAATTATAGCGAAATATTTGATGGTGGTCAGAGCAGTGTATTTGTAAATCGTTTACCTCTAAATAATGTACATGCTGTTGCTGAATATGATGGCAATAGTTATGAAATATTACAAGGTCCAAATTCTGATGGCACAATGGTTGACACAGAAAGCAAAGATTCAAAAAATATTGTTAATGTTGACTCTGTAATACTTAGAAAACGTATCAAAAAGTTCGGTCCTACTAGTGCCCAGTTTAGTGGCTCTAATTATCTTGCAATTCCTGATGACGATGACTTTTATTTTGATACAGAAAACTTCACAGTGGATGTTCAAGCAAGATTAGCAAAACTAAACACCAATCAAATTTTAGCCACACATTTTCAAGACACAAATAACAAATGGGAGTTTAAGTTTAACTCCGCAGAAGGATTACAGTTTCGTGTTGTTGAAGGTGGGACAGAAACAATCAACGTTGCACATGCAGCTACAACTGGATATGCTGCTAATACTTTCCAACATTTTGCAGTAGTAAGAAATGATACAGAATTAAAGTTATACAGAAACGGAACAAATGTTGGTGCTACGGTTACTATAGCAAAAACAGTTGATGTACCAGATTTAACTGGTAATGTAGAAATAGGTAGAAGTGGCACAAACACAGAAAAATTTACAGGTTTTATGGATGAGTTTAGAATTAGTCGCAGTGCTCAATACACAGCTAACTTTGATGCCCCACAATTTCAACACTCAACAGATGATGACACAGTTTTATTAATTCACTTTGATGGAAGTGAAGCAGGCACAGCCATGGAAGATGATTGTTCCACAGAAAATGGTTTTAGTTTCACAAGAGATACAGGTGAAATAACACGTGATGTAGGTAACTTACAATCACAGGGAACATACCCAACAGTAAGAAGAAATTATCCATCACTAGATTTACAACAACCTCCTAAATTTATGCCGTTTCCAAACGCAGTAAAGGTAACGTATAACGCTGGATATAAAAGCACAGAAGTGCCTTATGATTTACAACTTGCAACTCTTGATTATATAAAACTATTGTATAAACAAGACCAAGATAAACGAGGTTTTAGTTTTGAAGGAGAGAGACAAGAAAAATATCCTCTTTCAAGCAATATTCCACCACACATAAGAAGAATCCTAGACTTATACCGTATCATTAGATAATGGCTCGTTTATTAGAAACCCTTTTCAACGGAAAACCTTTAGCACAACAAGTTGAAAAGATTAGAAAAGCCAGCCTTGATAAGAAAAAACGTCAAGACATCCGTAACGTTTTAATAAGACAGGTCTCTGACTTTTTTGAAACACAAGGTCCGTTTAAACCAGCAAAAGATGCAACTGGGTATACAACTCGTTTTGCTAACCCAGAGGCAGCTCCAGACGCCTTACTTAACCTTGAAAAACTTAAAGACTTTGTTGATGAAAAATCTTTTCAAACATTATCAAGCCAACTTCAAACTGATGATACAGGCGATGCTTTTGTAGAGTTTAAAAGTAAAGCTGGAACGATTAATGCAGGTTCTTCTAAAAAGAAAACAGCTACTACCTTAACAGGTGTTACTTTTAATATAAACCCCGAAAATATTGCAAACTTAGGGGGCAAAGAATCATTTTTTACACAACAACAAGATACTGAAGGAAAAAATTTAAAACAAGATATTAAGGACAATCTAAAAATAAGTTCTCCTGACTTTAAGAAATTCTTTTTTTCTACTGCAGGAAAAGCTTATCGAGATAGAGTAATCACACAAATGAATCAAAAGGTGGCTAACTTTGGAGTTTTTAATTTTGTTGACGCTCAAAAAGGAAAACCACCAACGTTTAGTATTTTTCCTGGTGTTGCAAGAGCACTAAATATAAATAACCCATCAAACTTTGAAAAATTTATAGAAATTGATAAAAGAACTGATAAACCAACATTAAATTCTGATGGTACGGTGTCGTTTCCTGTTAACTTTAGGTTAAGACCTGTAGCTGAAAAGTTTTTAGAGAAATATGCTGTGGATGTTACACAAAAGTTTTTTGATAAACTAGGTAAAGACGTTGGTGTAAAGTTTGTTAAATTTTTAGATAAAAAGTTAAAAAAGAACAAAGACAATGTAGACTATATCCGTGAAATTATTACAATAGCTAGAGAACTAAGTCCTGAACTAAAAGATACTCCCCTTGACGTTAAAACATCTATTTTAAAAGCAAGAATGGGTAGTCTACAACTTAACCCAAAGTTTAAAGTGCCTAAAGCTGATGACATCAAAACAAAACCGTTTCAAAATCTTATATCCAGAGTACAACTTCAAGAATTAGCTAGAAAAGTATTTACTCAGAAGATGCCACGAGGTCCTAGAAGAGGCCCACCTTTATCTCAAGATGTGCTTACATTTAGAAGTGGTCGCTTTGCAAGAAGTTTTCAAGTGCTTCAACTAAACTTAAAAAAACGTATGATTGCATATACATACGACCCTGTGTACAGAGTTCACGAGTCATCTAACCGAGACCCCAGAGATTTACTTGGTGACTCCATAAGAGATGTTGTTCTTCAAATTTTTGGTACACAGTTTAATGTGGTAAGAAAATAATGGCAGTTTCAAGAAGAAAACAGATAGCAGAACTTGTAGTGGCTCAGTTAAAATTAATAAACGGAGATGAATCTACTTTTGATGCTAGTTATACATATAACACAAATTTATTTAATAATGTATTTCGAGGATTGAAGTTTCTCGATGAGGTAAACGACTTCCCAGCGGTTTACGTTGCTGCAGGTACGGAAACTCGAACTTTTAACAGTAATAATTTGACTACGGCGTCACTAGATATTACACTAAGATTATATGTTTATGGGCAAGATAATTCACAACAACTTGCGGATGAAACTGTCCAAGATGTAGAACATGTAATTTATCACATTGGAGATAATCCAGATAAAGGTTTACTAGATATAACCATAGATAGTATTTCAACTGATGAAGGATTAGCAGCTCCATACGGCTTGGCTGAAATAGCCTTAATAGTGAATTATAGAATAGAAGAATAAGGAGAAAAAATATATGGCTTCTTTAAATTTACAAAGAAACTCTGAGGTGTTTTTTTCCACCGTTGATATAATCAATGGTGCGGCAATCACCGATTTAAGACCAACAAATACCTGGAAGCTCGAAGTGTTGGCAGGCTTTGCCGTTACATCTTCAGCTGCTACACAGGACATCACAAGTTTAGAATCAGGCATAGACCCAGACAGGTCTCAGCAACGATTCAATACTGCGATTAACCCAGTTGATTGGAATTTCCAAGTCTACCTAAGACCAACAGGAGTTCTAACAGGTGCTGCGGCTAATACAACCACAGCAGCTACTAACCAATCAGGTAATGTTAAGCCTGTTGCAGACTGGTTTATGTGGCAATCAATGGTATCAAATACCAAAGTTACTGGTGGTTCTGATGGAACTGCAGATGAGCGTTCTGTATGGTCTACTGGCGGAAAACTCCAGACAACCAACGTAGCGGCAGCTACTGGTTCAAGCAGTACAAGGTCAAACTTTTCTACCGCAGTAGAAAACCACATGTATTTTAAACTTGATAACGTTATTTATCAGGTATCAAATGCAACAGTAAACCAAGCAACAGTTGATGCAGGAATTGAAGAAATTGCTACAACTACTTGGACAGGTAATGGAACAACTCTTCGTGAATTAACTGGAAACCCCCGTAACGTTGCGGTTTCTGTGTTTGGTGGGGTGTTAAACAACGGCTCAACAATTACAGCTAATTCAAATATAACTAAGTTGAGTCATACTGCTACACAACTAGCAGCTTATCATCCATACAACCAAATGAACGTTGCTGGTGCAACTGGAACAAATGCGTTTATTAAAAACCGTTTGAGTCAGATTGAGTTCCACCACAAAGCAACTGCAGCAGCTTCTGATGAGAAATTTACTTTCCCAGTAACTGCACTATCATTTGATTATAACAACAATAATACCTATTTAACACCAGAAGAAATTTCTGCGTTAAACGAGCCAATTGGACAGTTTACAGGAACACGTGCTGTCACTGGTTCAGCAACTATGTATCTAAGAGCAGGTGAATTAGAGTCATCTGGTTTCTTAAGAAACATCCTAAACGATAGTAGAACAAGTTCTGCTCAAACATCAAATGCAAACCTAATAATTGGTGGAGCTACCGCACCTTATGTTGCTTTCCAATTAGACGCTTGTCAGTTTGAGTTTCCACAAGTACAGACAGAGGATGTAGTATCCATGACTGTAAACTTTGTTGGACAAGAACCAACTGCTACTAAAGGCGATGGCGGAGAAGTAACAATCTTTGCTGCTAAGTAATTAGCACACTGAGGGGAAAATTTAATAATTAACAGTGCGCCCATCAACTTGCGGAAAAGGCCCCCCTCACCTTGAAAGCAGATTACTTGATGGGCGTTTTTATTCTGAGGGGAATTATATTATGAGTAAAATTGCAAGCTTAATTGCAAAAGAAACAAGTGCTTGGGTTGAATATCCAGACATTGATGGGTTTGAAGTTAACCTAACATTTTTAAACAGAGACGACCTTGTAAAAGTTAGAAACAGAAGTTTAACCTACAAGTGGAACAAAAGAACTAGACAACGTGAGGAAGAAATTGATAATGACAAATTTCTTGAAGCGTATGCAGAAAAAGCTATTAAAGGCTGGAAAGGTTTAAAAGTGAAGCATCTTCCAATACTAATGCCAGTTGATATTAGTGAAATGAATGGTGAAGATGATATTGTCTACTCAAAAGAAGAAG